ATGGCAAGCATCACACAGGTCAACGGCAAGTGGCGGGCACTTGTTCGTCGCAAGGGGTTCCCATCATATTGCAAAACGTTCCCGGTCAAGGCGCAAGCGGTGGCCTGGGCAACCCGCATCGAGGCAGATCTTGGCATTGGTCAGGCACCCACTGGTGATGTCGTGCGCGGCGGATCGTACTCCGTCAGCGAACTGATACAGGAGTACCGCAAGCTCATGGAGAAGACGCGGCCAATTTCAGACAAGTCCAATTCGCACTACATGTTAAAGGCCTTGGATCTGCACCTCGGCCAGCTCGATGCGCTGCGGCTGACGGTCGATGACTTGGTTGGCTTTTGCTTGGTCCGAAGGGAAGAAGGCGCAGGACCCTACACAGTCAACATGGATGTATCGAAGCTAGGCACTGTGATGCGCTACACCGGGTCGTTTTTGCGCCTCCAGTTGCCAGATGCGGTGGGCATGGCTAGACCAGTTCTCAAACACATGGGGCTGATTGGATCGGGGGGGAGGCGAGAGCGGCGACCCCAAGAGGATGAACTGGCACGCATCCTAGCGTGGTTGACGGAAAACAGGGGGAAGGTGTACGCGGACTTTGTGTACTTCGCTGCTCTGACGGCAATGCGGCGTGGCGAGATATGCGGACTGTTGCGCGCCGACCTGGACCCAAAGAAGCGCCTAGTGCTTATTCGTCAACGCAAAGATCCTCGTACCAAAAAGACAAACGATCAGTGGATACCCCTTCTGGGCGAGTCTTGGGATGTCGCGTTAGCACAGCCAGTTGTAGAAGGAGATCCACGAATTTTTACCCTCCACCCTCAGACTGTTAGTAAGTATTTCAAAGACGCAAGGGTTGCTCTCAACATCCCGGACCTTCGATTGCACGATATGCGGCACGAAGGAACAAGCCGACTGTTTGAGGAGGGATATGCGATCCAAGAAGTCGCGCTTGTGACGGGCCATAAAAAATGGGAAACGCTAAAGCGGTATACAAATTTAAAGCCAGAAGACCTTCATAAAAATAGTATTTAGATAGTTATGGCTAAGGGAGCACATACGTCTTTATTACATTAAAATAATACACTTGTGTGGATTATGTTCAAAGGTTTAATTGTCTAAGGTGCATTGGCAATTCAGAAGTAAATTTATTGATTCGCGGTAATGGTGGTCATGAATCCAAAATCATATGAATCCTTGATGGATAAGTGCATTAACTTTGCTAATGCTGCGATTGATGCAGCGGAATCGCTTTCATCGTAAACCGAAAGTTTACTTTTAATCCAACTGGACGCAGCCTTATCATCATTTATTATTTTTATAAATGGACTTTTGGAGTTGCTTCCAAGAGCGCCAAAGTAGCTAGAATCTCTATAGTTCCATCTATTTCGTATTGCGCTAGGAGACTCCCACCCACCTTTTCCTGAACACATGTTTGAAAATTTCAATACATCAGACCAAGCGCTACTTGATCTGGGTACAAACGGCAAAACGAGTTCGTTCATCTGTTTCCAAGCGGCTTGATGAGGTTTAGTTCCAGTGGATGTATATCCGATCTCTTTGAAATCAGGGGAGATTACACCTTTAAAATTTTGTTTTTCCAAAATTTTATTTAAATAGGGGCCTCCTAATGGCGTGAAGACTGCTTCTGCCTCTTCAGTCGTCAAAGAGAGAGAATGATTTCCACATATCCGTAAAGCTTCAATCGCCCCAAAGAATGAGCAGTAATATGCTGAGATTAATGCCCAAGCTGTTTTTTCCTCATTTGCCAATAGGCAAGTACTTTCCCATTGGCTTGAAATTCTTTCATATCCATAATAGAAATCTCGCAAAATTGCACTGCAGATATGCTCAGGGTTTGCGAAAACCTTGAATGACTGCTCGGATGTAATTTGCAATGTGAAGTATGGGTCAGTCAATAGATTTGATTTTAGGCCATCATTTCTTTTAATATCATCCAGTGAGACGTTGCCAACCTCTTTAAATAGGTTGGCCAGCTGTATCCTTAATGCCTTCCCGAGTACGTCCGCGCAGCGCATATATTTAAAGTAAGTCGTCGGAGACTTGGGAAGTCGTTAAAGATATTTCAAGCATCAAAGAAATTTCTTTAGTCAAGCTATTAATTGATTCTTCGTTACTGCCGCTGTGCGTTTCAAAATTCAAATCTTGCAAGAATTTAAATATTTCAGTGAAAGCTGTAATACTATAATTCCTGTGGTACATGAGAGCTATCTCGCAAGCCTTTTCGAAGACTCTAAAAATTGCTTGAAAAAAAGCCGATTGATATAACCTCTTTGATTGTTCGACTTCTTGTAGATTATCAAATATCCCAAGTAAATAATTATTTATCAGTTTCTTTTTCTTTTCATAATCGAACTTTTTCAATGGATCTTTGTCGAGGAGTCTATCAAATGCAGTTTGAAAAGGGACATGCGAAATATATCCGACACTTCTTTGCGTTGCAGAGAGATGGCCGAAAAGTGGTGAAGTTGGATCAGAGTTAAAATCTTCAAATAAGCGCAGTCTAATTGCGTCAATTGACTCTTCTTCTACCAGAAACTTCGTCAGTTCAATTCTCAAAGTTTTTGAAACACCCTTTTGGTTTCCATTAATATCGATGAAATATTGTACTTCTTCCGAATGAGTAAGGTTAGTAAAAATTGAGACGGGAATAGTAATGTCGCAATTGAATTCTTGCTCTGCTTTTACCGATCCGTACAAACGGTGTTGACCATCGATAACCAGAAAAAATCCTTCCTCTTCTGGGAATTTAATCCTTCCGGTGACATCATCGTAGCTGATGCGTTTTTGATCTTTAGCACTTAGAATGATCGTGCCGGGAACAAGTTTGCCTTCTTTAATATACTCAGCGATTCTTTTAACTCGATGACCATCTAGCGCTCGCTGAAAACCTGTTTCCGCATCTTCATTTACACGAGAGACACGTGTGTATTTGAAAATCTCGCTTGGTCGCAGTGCTAGCGAATATAATCCAACCTTATCATTGCTCAAATTGAAAGCGTCAAAGCTTTTCGTTCGTGAAGTTCTCTTAACTGCTGTGCGTTTGCTTACCGCCATATGAACACTCCCAATTTTTCGTAGGACACAAAGGTTACCATTCTATACACGACTTACTAGGTCTTAGCTAGTAGCTCGTTTTTGGGTCCTGCAACCTATGATCCCACGCCAGTTATCGTGCAGCTTCACGGATTTGGTCGAAGTGTGCAGCGACGTCGCGATAGTCCGCATATCGCTTGCCGTTGTCGATGTAAGTGGGTATGCCGAACGTGTTGGCACTGATGCGATTAAGCACAGTGCCTGGCGAGACGCCTAACACCTTTGCGAGTTGATTGACATCAAGCCGTAGGCCATACTTCTCGGCCACGAACATTTGGGTGACTAGGCTCGGCCCGGGCTTGGTCGATGTGTTTGCAACGGTTGCGCGGTGAGTCATAACAGTCTGCTTTCTTATTCTGCATGTGCATCAATCTGCACTTGGCTTGCAGTGAACTTGACAAACTTCTTGGTACCGCGCTTGGGGTGCGGCATGGCCACCTCGTAGCCCTTGGCGCCCAGGTCGCGGTAGATGTTGCCGGTCATACCGCCCCAATTGGCCAGGCTCGGGTCGAGCGCAACGCGGATGATCGTGACGGGCGAGCCCACGGGGATGCGCTCGCCGCCGGCGGCGGGCGTTTCTGCAGGGGACTCTGTGCTGGTTGCAGGTTCTGCCTCCTCCGAGGCGGTCACTGTCGCAGGCTGGGCGACAGCCACAGCCTGCGCATCGTCATCCTGCGCGGCCGCAGCCGCGCCTGGTATGTCTCCCTGGTCAGCATCCCGGGGCTCGGCCGCGTCAGCGAGGCTTTGCGCCTCCGCAGCTTGCATAGCCTCGGCAATCGCGGCCTGCGCAGCGGCAGCGCTGAGCTTGGGCTTCTCGTCCACCTGGATCTTCTTCTTCTCCCCGCGCACCTTCTGCGCTTGCGCAGCGGGGGTAGGGGTAGAAGAGGGCTCCTGGGGCTTCAGTGGACTGGTGGATTGCGTACTTTGTGCAGCTTTTTTGGCCTCTGACTTCTTTTTTTCGGCATCAGCGGCGCGCTGATTGGCTTTGGTCTTCGTTTTTACCGTCTTGGGATCGACTCCGAAGTCCTGAGCAATTAGCAGCAGGCCTTCGTTGGCCTTGTCCTCTTCCATCCAATAGCGGTATTCCACATCGCCATACATCACCAGCAGCTGGAGTACGTCGCCGGGCGCGCCGGTCTCCGCGATGTACTGCAGCAGGCCTGCTTGGGGCGCAACCTTGCCTAGATCCAGCAGCTTGCACAGCTTCTTGGCACGATCCTGGCTGTATCCCTTGGCAAGGTTGGAGGCGATTAGGCGCAAAACAGCATCGGATGGTTTTTCATACTTCCCGCAGCAGATTTGCTGCCAGGTGGAGTTCAGCAGATCCCAGCGCCATTGCTCCTCATACTTGGATTTCGCTGCTGCGGCTTCCTGGCGCTCTTTCGCCTCGGCATCGCGTTCAGCGTCCGCCTTGACTTTGGCCGCAACCTCTTCGTTGTCTGCATCCTTGAGCAAAGTCTCAACCTGGTCGGCGGTCAGCACTGCGACCAGCTGACCGTCTTTGTGAGGATTGACCACCAAGGTGGGTTGAATACCTCGGCGCTCCATGGCCTTGCCGATCAACTTGCGCAGCGGCTTGTCGGTGGGGCTATCGTTGCGGTCATCCAGGCGCAGGTAGCCTTTGACCTCGCTGCTCCAGGAGTTAGGCATCAAGGCCTTGGCCTCGCGACCGTCAATGATGGTCTGGCCACGCTCTGTAGCTGCGCGTTTGATTGCTGTGGCGTGTGCCTCTTCTTTGGCATGGTAGCAAGGTGGATCAGTGCATACGTCTGCACTGTCGACATCGGCAAACAGGTCTGGGTTGGCGCCGGTCCGATTGCCACAGTCGCTGCATGCACCTGCCTTGGGGCACAACATTGCGTCGTTGCGATCAAAACTCGCATCTTTCAGCTTGAGCATGTAGTGCGTGCGCACATGTGCCTGTACATCCCGGGCGCTGCGGCCTTCGTTGTAGTAGTCGCTTTGCGCATACGCAAGCGCTTTGATCTGCAGCTGCTCGGCTGGGATGCGGGCGATTGTGAGTGCAACAGAGAAATCGATCTTCCCCTCTCGCAACGCATCGCGGCCACTGGCGCACAGATCCAGCACTTTAAGGCGGGAGAAGACATAGCTTCGACTTTTGCCAATTTTGGCTGCGACAGCATCCGCATTGATCTGGTTGGTGGACATGAGGTATTCATAGCCCTCTGCCTCTTCCAACTCGCTGACATCTTCACGCTGCAGGTTCTCGATGATCTGAACCTCCAGCGCCTGGGCGTCGGTCAGCTGACGAATGATCGCTGGTATGGAGCTTTTCCCGGCCAGCTGGCTGGCCCGCCAGCGGCGCTCACCGGCCACCAACTCATACTCGGGCAGCACGGCCTGGCGGCCTTTCCCTTTCGCAGCCTCATGCGTATCTTGCAGGCGCGCAGCTGGCAACGGCCGCACGATGATGGGCATGTTCACCCCCATCGATGCGATGCTATTTGCAAGATCCTGCAGCTTGATCTGGTCGAAAGACTTGCGCGGATTGGTGAGGCTGGTTGCAATGCTGCTGATGGCCAGATCGCGCATGGTTGCGCCGCCATCATTGATAGCGATGGGTTGGGTCACGGTGTCATGCTGATCAGTTGCCATGATCTGCTCCAGGGTGGGAGGTGGATGGTTGTGCGCCGTGGTTCAGGAGGACTTGAGGAAGGGGCTGGCCCGCTTCGACTTCGCGCTGCATCTGCAGGCGTTCCGGCGCCGTTACGTGCTGCCAGATACAGCAGTCAAACAGGTCCTGTGCATTGGAGTGCACGCCGTAGCAGTGAGGGCAGGCGTGCAGCTGGGGGATGGGCTTGGTGTTCATCGCATAGCTCCTAGAGGGGGTAGCCAGCTGGCAAGAGCAACAGGTGCTGCTCTGCCAGGGCATAGGACATAGAGAATTCGTTTTGCTCGGGGCGCTCGGAGGCCAGGACCAGCGCGCCGCGAGCTGGGGTCTCGGTGCTGGGGTGCTTTTCGGTGTGATCCAGCACAAAATCGAGGCCAAAGTGATCGCACAGTGCTTGGGCATTGGTGCGCATGCCCGTGCCCGGGAGACCGTAGATAACGATGGTGGGGAAGGACATGCGCGCCTCGCTTAGAACTGCAGGGACAGGGCGATAGCGGAAGCTGCGCCGACCGTGAAGGCGACGACAGCAATCCAGATGGCGACCCATTGCAGCGTGTTCAGCACGCGCTGCTTCATGGGGGGGTAGTAGGGCCCGTCGAGCTGAATGGGTGCAGGCATATCAGCGCTCCTGTACAGCCATGACCTGATTGCTCTTGAAGTGCTTGCGCGCAAAGTGCAGAGCTTTCTTCAGGCTGGGGGCAAATTTGGCGCGCCAGTGGCCGTTGTGGTGCAGCAGGTAGAGGCTCATGCCGACACCCCGCGAGGTGTGCTGGTTGCAGCTGCATGCTTGACCGCTTCAGGCGCGCCGATGTGAAGCAATGCGCCTCCACGGATTGCATGGCCTTCGATGTGCACTGCATCCCTGGCCAATGCCACATGCCCATCCCACATTGCGCGGAACAAGTCGCCAGTGGGCATGTTGTCTAGGTGATTTAGCAGTTTTTCAGAAGACGCCCAGCTTTGACTTGCGGCTTTGAGCCAGTAGTCATTGCGGCGGATGGCGGGTGCGGTGTTGGCAGTGCAGACGTGTGCACTGAGCGGTTTGGGGATGGGCTGCTGCCCTGCTGTTGACCTCATTTCGTTTACCTCCGTTGAAGTGGTAAACGCAATTGTTAGATTAACCTAACAATAAGTCAATAGGCAAACCTAACAAAAGTTTGTTAGGCTGTGTTTTTGTGGTGGGGTGAGCCTACGATCATAAGTGCATGCAGTGCTTCTGCCGCGTATTTCATCCAATGCGCAATGACCACCACCCAAGCACTTTTCCGCTAATGTTCAGGGTCAGCTGGGCTTCAGCAAGGGGGTAGATCTCGCTGTCTGGATACTCTTCTCGATTGTCGCTTCGGAGCTCCAGTGACCCATCTGCACGAAGTAGTGCTTTTTTCAGTAGAAAACGGCCAGCAACATCAAGGACATAGAAAGCAGGTGCATCGATATAGCGATGACCTGTGTCCACGAAAACCAATGACTTATCAGGGATTGTGGGATGGTTGCTTCGGCCGATGGCGGTCAAAACTTTGATGCGATCTGGGTTTGAGGATCCTAGTTCGCTGACGAGCCAGCTTTTCAAAACGTCCAAATGCTGAACGATTGTTACGGGCTCAAGAACTTCAACTCCGCCACCCATGGATGGCTGGGGAGAAAGGTGCTGTACGCGTACAAATCCATTTGCTGGCTCATCCTTGCTGCTTTCAACCGCATGGATTGGCGCAGGAGCTGCAATCATGTTGTCCGTGGGCATGGTCGCAATTGGACCCTTACCGCTATTCAGCCACTCTTCATTGCAGCGGAGCAGTATTGCCAAAGCCAGCAAATTTGTTGAATTCAGACTTTGTACCTTGTCGTTGACCCAGTCGCTTACAGATGGGCGACTGACCTTCAAGGATCTGGCAATGTCTGCCTGCCTGATGCCAAGGGTGTCCATGCGTTGTTGAATGCGACCACCCAGGGTGTCTGGATAAATGCTTTCGCTCGACATGGCTTTCCCTCTCCTTTTGAATTAGCCAATCCTAACGTTTTGAGTGTTCGCCGGGGTTTAATTCCGCGTTAGATAGCTTGTCTTGAGTGTTAGGTTGAGTTAACATTGCTGGATGCAACGTTCTGTTCAAGAAATCATTGAGGCCCTAAGCGGTGTGAACGCTACAGCGCGTTTTTTTGGGGTTCAACCTCCAAGCGTTACCGGCTGGCTTGAAAAAGGGGCAGTACCAAGGGGGCGTTTGGTCGAAGCTGCAGCGCGCCTGGAAACAAAGACCAACGGTTGGTTCAGCAGAAAGGCGCAGTGGCCAGAACAGTACCAATCGATCTGGCCAGAGCTTGAGCAGACAGATTCAGTTTCAAACCAACCCAGCGCATAGCCGCGCGATCCGGTTGCGCCGTTTTCTCTTCGGCGGCGGTCGCCCACCACGATTGGGCAAACAACGCGGACAGCGTTGCTGGGAAGGTTCTTTGTATTTGGCATGGGGTGGACTGTGACAGAGCAGCAGCCCGGTGCCTATAGCGAATTTTTAGGTGAGGTGGATATGGATAAGTTAGGTGAAGGGCAACAAAGTCAGAGCTTGCAAGAGCTTTGGCTGCACGAAATGAGCGAGATGTGTTCACTCAGCCGTTCGACTGTTCTGCCCGTTTGTCTGCCTCCTGCAGCACCTTCCACAAGCGCTCCTGAGCTTGGTTTATTCGTTCAGCTGCCACTTGCATTTCTGGGTTGGGTATCTGTTCGGCGAGCTGTTCTCTGTGCACCTGCAAGTGAGCCAGTTCCTCAAGCACCTTCCCTCGATATACGTGGGGGATGGCAGAAAAAACTGCAAGCAATGCTGTGTTGGTTGCTGCGAGATCAGCACGCTGACGGTCAATAAGTTCGCGCAGGTGCTCTAGCTCTTCTCTCATATGGCTCGAAGTAGTTGTGTTGAAAGCCTGCATCGTAGCTGAAGAGATTTTTCATTTTTTTGTTAGAGGTGGGGGTGGATATGTCGTCAATGATCGATGGAGTGCGCCGGGCAGCACGGTGCTATCCAGGCGGGATAGAAGCGGTGGCGCTGCGGCTCGGAAAAAGCCCCAGCACGCTGGAAAAGGAACTGCGCGGCGCGCCAGGCTACAAGCTGGGCTTTGAGGATGCGCACGAGATCATGGTGATCTGCAGAGACGTTGGCAGTGACTGTGCTTTGGATGGCTTCAACGCGCAGGCTGATGGCCTGGGTGCGGTGGTCACGATGCTGCCCGAGGGCGTTTGCCCCAACAGCTGCACGGGGGGCATGGTGGCCAAGTTGATGCGGGAGTTCAGCGATGTGATCGCCAGCGTGGGCGAGTCGATGTCTGATGGAATCATCACGCCCAATGAGCTGCGCAAGATCGAGGCGCAGTGGGGTGAGGTGGTCGCTGCAGGTCAAAGCCTCTTGCGCGGACTCTCTGCCAAGGTGATGGCAGCGATGGGCCGCTGGAAGGATGGAGGCAAGTAATGCAACCCTCGATTTCTTCCACCACTACAAACGGTCGACCAGCCGGGGAAGTCCGCCAGGCGCTGCTCCAGGCCTGCCATCTTCTGCACACCCCAGATCGAGCACCGACGGTGCGGGAACTCGCCGCTGCAGCGTGTGTGGGTGTTGACCAGGCCCGGCGCACTCTTGACAACATGCGCCGCGCAAAGCTGGTGGACATCGTTCGCGGCCGACGCGTGGACTACCGCAACCGTCCTGTTGCTGAATACACACCCACTGCCCTCTGGGTTGGTGGTGGCGGCCATGCAAGCGGATCGCACGCACTGGCAAACGTTATGCAGACCTGGGGGCGTTAATGGTGATGAATCAGGTTGCTGGTGGAGGGGCCACCGGCTTGGTAGACAACGTGCGCATGCGCATCAATATCACGGGGGCGCGCCATGTCGGGTGATTTGCCTCCCATCAAAATACGCGAGCTGGCAGAGGCCTTGCTCGATCACATCGATACCCTGGTGCCAGACTGGCTACGCGGCGGCACGCGCCGAGGTCATGAATGGGTGTGTGGATCGCTCGATGGTGAGCCTGGCGGGAGTTTTAGCGTTTGTCTCTCGGGGGCAAAGGCTGGTCAATGGGCCGACTTCAACACTGAGGATAAGGGTGGCGACCTAGTCAGCCTGTACGCCGCCATCCACAGCATCAACAATGCAGAGGCTGCCATTCGTTTGGCACGCGAGATGCGTCTGGAGAGCGTGGCCGGTCTGGTGAAGACGGCCAGCGGCCCGCCAGTGGTCCCGGTCGAGAACCCACGCAAGCCACCAGTCAAAAAGTCGAAGCCTGTGCCAGAGGGCTGGGCTACGGTCACGCCGGTGCCAGATTGGGCGCCTGAGCCAACGTTTGCTCACTACCACCGGCAGCCTGATGACATCGCCAATATTGCGGCGTACCGCGACGGTGATGCGCTGCTGGGCCATGTGGTGCGCTTCAGAACCAGTGACGGAGGTAAGGACGACCTCCCCCACACATTCACACGCAGCGCCCGCGATGGCGGCACCAAATGGAACTGGCGGCAGTGGGACGAGCCGCGCCCGCTTTACTTGGCTGATGGCCAGAGGCCCAACGGCCGCACGGTGGTGTTGGTCGAGGGTGAGATTAAGGCGGTGCTGCTGCAGCAGACGCTGGATGCACATTGCCCCAACATCTATGCGGTCGTGAGCTGGGCTGGCGGTTGCAAGGCATGGAGCAAGGCTGACTGGAGCTGGATCAGCAATGCTGCAGTGCTGCTCTGGCCCGATGCAGATAGCCAGCGTGAGAAGCCGCCCCGGGCAGAGCTTGCTGCCTGCACCACTGATGCAGAGCGCGAGGCCTTGAAGGAGGCGCAGCCTTTCTTGAAGCCGGATGCGCAGCCTGGTCGCAAGGCCATGCTTGGCATTGGCGCACGCCTGCGCGATCAGGGCTGCGATGTAAAGATCCTGCCGATCCCTTTCCCTGGTGTGAAGCCCAGTGGATATGACTGCAAGGATTACATCGAGAAGGAGCGCTGGACGGGCGAATACATCGCTGAGACCTTCTTTGCTAAGGCGTATACCCCTGGCTGGGATAAAGACGCAGCAGCAGCGGAAAAACGCGATGGCCCCGTTGGCGCGGGCGGCGCCGATAACGCGGGTGGAGGCGGTGGCGGGACTTCCGATCTCCCGCCTGATGAATATGCCAGCGACAGCGATGACGAGTTTGGCGACTACCTGGACTTCCTGTGCAAGCAGTTCAAGTGCAAGCGGTGGGATATCCAGCCCAATCGCGCCATGGTTATCAAGGCTCTCCGCGTCTCGCCACACCTGCGCGACCTGCTGGGCCATGACCAGATGTCCTTCCAGTTCGTGACGCGCAAGAACTGGCCGTGGCGTGTGGTGGCTGGTCCGCTCGAGGACACCGATGACTTGCGGCTGGGTGACTACCTGAGCAGCGAATACAAGATCAAGGCGTGCAGCCGGGCAGCCCTGACCGAGGCGATGCATACGGTGGCCGATGAGCGTAGCTTTCACCCGGTGCGCGATTGGATTGAATCGCACACCTGGGATGGCAAGCCTCGGCTGGAGAACTGGCTTATGCATGTGATGAACCAGAACCCCAAGGACCTTGCGCCTGGCCTGGTGAAGTACTACCGGCTTGTGAGCAAGTTTGTGGTGATGGGCCATGTGGCGCGCATCTACAAGCCTGGCTGCAAGTTCGACTACAGCGTTGTCCTGGAAGGCCCGCAAGGACGGGGCAAGAGCACCTTGATCAAGACGCTGGTGGGCGCGGACTACTTCAGCGACACCAAGATCAACGTGAGCGCTGGCAAGGATGCGCTGGAGCAACTGCGCGGGATCATGGCCTATGAGATGGCCGAGCTCGCCAGCCTGCGCAAGGCTGACAGCGAGGAAATCAAACAGTTCTTCAGCAGCAGCGAGGACCGGTATCGGAGCGCCTACGGTCGCTATGTCCAGAAGTACCCGCGTCAGCTGGTGATCTGGTGCACGACCAACAAGCGCCAGTACCTCTACGACCAGACGGGCAATCGCCGCTTCTGGCCCGTTTGGGTGGGCAGCGCACTGCTCAACCTGGCCTGGCTGGAGAAGTACCGAGGACAGCTGTTTGCCGAGGCGCTGCAGCTATTCCAGGCAGGCGAGCGCTACTGGCCGACTGAAGAGGAGGAAAACCTCTACATCAAGCCCGAGCAGGAAAAGCGCATGGTGCAGACCGGCGTGCAAGGGACTCTCTACACCTTGCTGACCAGGGAAGGTGCGCACAGCACCGAAGGCTCATCTACTGGCGAGCTGTCAGTCCTGACCAACTTCGTGACGATTGAGATGCTGCTCCGCGCCTTGGGTGTGGATGTGGGCAAGAGCACCCCGATTCTGGAGGGGCAGATCCGCGATTGGCTGGTTGAGCACGGCTGGGAGTACACGCGGGAGAGCAAGGGATTGCGCCGCCGTGGCTACAAGCAGCCCGCTGTGTGGCCGCCCAAGGAGATCGATGCCGAAGGCGATGTGCCCGATATGGATGCAGAGCCAACTGATGAACAAGCGCAGCTGGCCCATGTGGCTGGCAATTTTGGAGACGGAGACAGTGACCCGTTCTAAGCAGCGAGCGGTGTGCGCAACACCGGAAAAGCTGGCGGGTCTCAATTCGGACCACGGCGGCAGCAGTGCGGGAGGCGTGATACGCGGCCCTGCTGTTGTTGTGGTGCCGAGGCGGTCTCTGTGCATTTGTATGGATTGAACTGATTGAGTCAGCAGGGGCGCAGCGGGCGAATCCGTCCAGCCGTCCACCCCTTGCATGGAGTCTGCAGCTAGTGGCTATAGCGGCCGTTTTACTAGTTGAGGCTGCTGCATGGCTGACTCCAGGTGCGCTCCTCGATGTGGGCGCAGGCGAGTGTGTGCGTGTGGGCGCGGGCGCACGTGGGTAGCTATCTGTTGTGTGTGTGAAGTCAATAGATTGCTTGGACGGCTGGACGGAATTTAAAAAGGAGCGGCAATGTCAGCAGCAAACAATCCGAGTGTTGAAGAGATGAGGGCACGGTTGCAGCACATCAAAGACTGCATGCCTCAGACCTATGAACTGATCTGTGCCAAGTCTGTGGATATGGGGGATGAGGTGTGGGGCATGGTGCGACGCGGCGTGCGTGGTGTGCCCAATGAGTTCTGGGCGATGGAGGCCGGGCACTTTGCTGGCACGCCATTCGATCTGAAGAAAGTGCAGGACGAGATTGCCTGGGGCATGGTGAACTTTGGCGCCACCTTTGCGGTGGTCTTCAACCTGCAGATCGACAGACCGGCACAGCAGGCGAGGGCCGGGGGGAACGATGGCGCGCATTGATCGAATCAAGCAGAGGCTGGACAACTGGGCGCTGTGGAAGTCACGCATGCTCTCGGGCGGCAATGGCTGGGCCAGCCAGAACATCCTGGCATCTGCTGCAGAGGCTGATGTCTGGAATCGAGGCAGCTATGGTGGCTCATTCATTCCGGCATTTGATGAGGATGCGCAGGAGATAGATGCTGCCATCAAGTCCTTTGGGGTGACACGGCCGCACCTGGTGCAAACACTGGAAGTGGTCTACCTCAGAGACCATGGCATCAAGACTGCCGCGCTGACTCTTGGGTGTGCCGAGGCAACGGTGCATGCCAGGTTGGGCCAGGCCGACCGTGCCATAGAGGATTGGTTGCTGGACCAGGCCCGGATCAAAGACCGGCGCAAGGCTGCTGCCGAGGCCGAGCGACTGCAAGAGCAAAGACGATGGGATGCACGAAAGACTTTTACGTCATAGAGACTTTGTGTACATTCCAGCTATCTTGTGATTGGTGTCTGCAGGGTTCCCCTCCACCATGCAGCCCAGCACAGGTAACCCGCTTCAGGCAACTGCAGCGGGTTTTTTTATTCCCTCCTGGAGATCCTTATGGCCGTGGCTGCTCGTCGTCCTTGCACTCATCCTGGATGCGGTGTGCTGGTGGACGATGGATCGGGTCGGTGCCCAAAGCATCCCAAGGCTCTGTGGGCAAAGCGACCAACCGCTGCCAAGCGGATCACGGGGCGCAAGCTGCAGCAGCTGCGTGCCGAGTTGTTCAAGCGTGAGCCACTGTGCAGGCCTTGCTATCGAGCCGGGCACATCACTCTTGCAACTATGCGCGACCACATCCTGGCACTCGAAGACGGCGGCCTCGATACCGAAGAGAACGTCCAGCCGATCTGCTCCGCGTGCCATGAGAAGAAGTCAGAGGACGAGCGTGCGCGGGGTGTCCGCAGGGCCTGGGCTGGATATCGCGAGTCAACGTCCTGAGGCAGGATTTGTATATAAAAACAACATCTTGGTCGCGATTCTGCGGATTGTTGCGAACATGCAACGTTTTTCGAGCCGCAGGGGGTAGGGGGTCAAAAAAGTTCAAAACCGTACCTCTCGGAAACCGACCGCCCCGTGCTTTTTTTGCACGCGCAGGTTTTAGGGGGGTGGGGGGGTGTACCTGATGGAGTGACAAATGGGAAAACGTGGACCAGCGGCGAAGCCTGCGGAGTTGAAAGTGCTGGAGGGCAACCGGGGCAAGCGCCCCTTGGCGGTCAACCTCGACAGCACCTTCCGTCCCGAAGCGGGCATGCCCTCAGTGCCCAAGGATCTCAGCCCTGGCGCCCGCAAGGTGTGGCGCAGGCTAGGCCAGGAGCTGCTGCGCTACAACCTGATCTCGGTTGTGTATTCCGACATCTTTGAGGAGCTGTGCGAAACGGTCTCTGATGTGAAGGAATTACGCCACTCTATGCGCGCAAGGCAGGCCCTGTTTCGCTCCCAAGGTAAAGATCCGATGGAGGCTTTTGAGGTCACCAGTCCCAACGGTCTGCCCATGCAGCACCCGCGCTACCAGATCCTCAAGAGCGAGCGCCAGATGATGTTGTCGCTCCTAGCCAAGTTCGGCCTGTCGCCTGCAGAGCAGGCCAATGTCACCACGGCCATCCGCGCCCAGCTCATGCTGTTTGAAGGTGATGCCGGAAAAAGTGAAACCAACCCTGCTACGCCAGCCAATGGATCTGCAGCACCCAGGGGATTCAACGACTTTGATTAACCGCTATGCCACGTCCCCATGCCGAATACTTCGAGCGCGCCAAGGCTTATGCCAAGCGCGTGACGGCTGGGGAAGAGGTCGCGGGTAAGTATGAGCGCCTGGCGTGCCGCCGTTTTCTACGAGACCTGGACCGGCAGGGCACAGCTGATTTTCCCTATGTGTTCGACGTTCGCAAGGGCGGCCGCGAGTGCCAGTTCCAAGAGCTGCTTTGCCACATCAAAGGCGAGTGGGCCAAGCCAGTCTACGAAGACGGCATGGTGCGCTACGCCAAGATCCATCTGGAAGATTGGCAGATCTTTTGCGAGATCCAGCTCTTCGGTTGGGTGCACCAGGACACAGGTCTGCGGCGCTTCCGTCGCAGCTATGAAGAGGTGGCTCGCAAGAATGCGAAGAGCACGCGTGCCGCCGCCCGTTGCCTGTACCTTGCCTTCGCAGATGATGAGCCAGGCGCTCAGGTCTACAGTGCAGCGACTACCGGCGAGCAGGCTCGGGAGGTGTTCGACACCGCACGCGAGATGGTGCTACGCGACAGCGAGTTCCGGGATCGCTTCGGTGTCACGGTGGGCCGCCACGATATCACTTGCCCAGCCAATGCCAGCAGCTTCAAAATCCTCAATGCTGAGGCCAGCACGCAGGACGGTTTGAACGTCCACGGCGCGGCAGTGGATGAGGTGCACGCACACAAGAAGCGCGACCTCTGGGATGTGATCGAGTCTGCTGACGGTGCGCGTAGCCAGCCTTTGATATCGGCCATCACCACGGCAGGCAAGGACACCGGCGGTATCTGTTTCGAGCTGCGAAGCTACACCATCAAGGTGCTGGAAGGCACGCACGTAGATGAGACCTGGTTCGGGATCATTTACACCATTGATGATGGAGACGATTGGAAGGACTCCAAAGTCTGGCGCAAGGCCAATCCCAACCTTGGGATCAGCGCCAAGCTCGACAAGCTCGAAGCCACGCGCACCAAAGCGCTGGCGACTCCGAGCAGCCGGGGCAACTTCCTGACCAAGCACCTGAACGTCTGGACCAATGCCGGTACCAACTGGATGGACATGGAGGCATGGCACGCCTGTGCAGATCCAAGCCTGCGTGCTGTGACCCAGGGCACATCCAATGCTTTCGCCAATGTCGCAGCTTGGGATGGGGTCGACCTGGCTGAGAAAAATGACTTCGCGGCCAAGGTAAAGGTCTTCCAGCGCGACGGCATTTGGCATGTGTGCACACGTCTGTACTACAACGAAGCGGCAGCCAAAGAGAGTAAGACAGCCCAGCTCGCAGGATGGATTGAGGAAGGCTGGGTCGAGGTCAGTCCAGGCAATCTGACCGACTTCGACATGGTCACCGCCGATCTCAAAAAGGATCGTGAGATGCACGACCTGCAGGAGGTTGGCTACGACCCAGCCTTGTCGAGCTATTGGGCGAGGCAGTGCATAGACGATGGCTTACCCATGGTCGAGATCGCTCAGCGCAGCATGTTCTTCACGCAGCCGCTGCAAGAGATCGAGGCGCTGGTGCTGGCCGGGAAGCTGAAGCATGACGGCAACCCAGTCATGAGCTGGATGGTGGGCAACCTGGTGGTGCTCACCAGCAAATTCAACGAGCTGAAAAGCCCGACCAAAAACCGCAAGGAAGACAAGATCGACGGAGCTATCGCGTTGCTGATAGCCCTCGGTCGTGCCTTGGCCTTGGCGGTCCCTGACCCTAAAGCCGAGAAGGCTCAGAAGACGAAAGCTTTCTGGGAGTCCTTGGTGGAAGAGACCACATGAACATCATCCGTCGCTCTATCCTGCACGCTGCTGGCTGGGCGCTCAAGGGCACCGAGCTCTCGCTGACCGACCCCAAGGGCTGGCCCAGCTTGGGCATCGGTCGCACTTGGGCTAACGTCAACGTGACTGACACCACGCAGCTGCAGATCACTACTGCTTGGTCAGCTATCCGGCTGATCGCAGAAACCGTGGGTACGCTTCCCCTCCATCTTTACAGGACTACGTCCAAGGGCAGGGAGCGTGCCAAGGACGATCCACGCTATGCACTGGTGCGCTGGCAGCCGTGTGAGTACATGACCGCTCCCGAATGGAAGGAGGCCATGGTTGTCAGCCTGGCAACTATGGGCCAGGCCTACAACCCAGTAACACGGTTTGGCACAACCGGCCGCATCGTTGACATTCAGCCCGTCCACAAGAGCCGCGTGCGGCCGGAGATCAAGCAGGACGGCACCATCATCTACTGGCTCACCACACGCAACGGCCAGCGCACCCAACTGACCAGGCGTGATGTGGTGCCGATCCGAGGATTCGGCGGCGTGGGTCAGCTGGAAGGCTTTGCACCCCACCAGATTCACGGCAACAGCCTGGGCTTGTCGGTGGCATTGGAGAAGTACGCGGCGGAGTTCTTTGGTAGCGGTGGTCAGCCACTGGGCATCATCACCGGAGACTATGACCCCGGCGAAGATGGGCGAAACCAGATGCGCAACAGCGTGGCGAAGTACATCCGGGAATCGCGCGAAAAGGGTATGCCGCCGTATTTCCCGGATGGCACCAAGTACACGCCCATCAGCACGCCAAACAACGAATCCCAATTCATTGAAGCGCGCAAGCTGCAGATCGCGGAGGTCGCTCGCATCTACCGCGTGCCACTGCACATGCTGATGGAAACGGACAAGGCCAGCTACAACAACACCGAGCAGGCCAACAAGCACTTTCTCGACTACACGTTGCTGGCCTACCTGACGCGCATTGAGGCCTCGCTCAATAGTTGCCTGCTCGATCCCGGGGAGCGCAGCTCGGGCATGTATTTCGAGTTCGACACCAACAACCTGCTGCGGGGTGACAGCTCGGCGCGTGCAGACCAATACCTGAAGTTGCGCCAAGCAGCAGCCATTACCGGTAACGAGATCCGCGAACGGGAAAACCTGCCGCTGGTCGAGGGCGGTGATGAGCTATATGCGCCGCTGAACATGGCGCCCGTGGATCTGATACGGGAGCATTTCAAACCAGACAAAGGAGCCCAATGATGGATCGAATCATTGCCCCCATCGAGATCAAGGACGCCAAGGCAGACGGCACTTTTACCGGCTATGCCGCAGTCTTCAACAACGTGGACTTGGGCCACGACGTAATCCTGCCAGGGGCCTTTACCAGCGTGAAGACAACGCGGGATGGCCAGGTGCGCATCGCCATGAACCACGACCTCAAAAAGCTCGCGGGCAAGGCCTCCTTTTCACAAGATGACCATGGCTTGCGTGTTGAAGGTCAGCTGACCCTCGGAGTCGGCTATGTGCGCGATGCCTATGAGCTGATGAAGGCCGGTGTGCTGGATGGCTTGAGCGTTGGCTTTGACATCCCGCCTGGTGGCTCCACCTGGGAGGAGCGTGACAACGACTATGTCCGAATCATCAAAGAGGCTGAGCTCTGGGAGTTCAGCCTGGTGCCCTTCGGTATGAACCCAGAAGCCTTGATCGAAACGGTCAAGGCTTTTCACATTCGAGATTTCGAGGCGCAGCTGCGTGGCCTCGGATACAGCCAGCGGGAGGCCAAGGCATTGGCGTCTGGCGGCTTCAAGTCGCTGCCCCATCGTGACGATGGTGCAGACAGCGTGACGCTGGCAGACGAACTGCAAACCCTCACGCACGCATTCAACTGGAAATAAAGACTATGACCAAAACTCGTAAGTACCTGACGATGGCCTTTCTGGGTGCCATCTGCGTGGCGGCCGTATCAGCTGCTGTAGGCATGCCCTTCATCCCTCATGATGTGTGGGCTCAGCTGGCAATTGCTGGCGGTATGCCCCTGGCTCTCACGGGCGAAGTGGGCGGTGACGTTCGCAAGACGCTGGAGCAGCTCAACGATGTGGCCAAGGCCGCCAAGCAGGCTGTGGAAGATGTGCGCAAGTCGCACACTGAGCTGGACGGCCGGGTGGACAAGATCCACCAGGAATTGAAAGACGGCAAGGCCGATGCGGTGACAAAGGCGGCATTCCAGGATGCTGTTGACAAGGTCGACCGATCCGAGAAGGCGCTGGCAAAGCTCAATGACGAAGTTACCGAGCTGGCTCGCAAATCAGCCAACCTGCTGGGTGGCGGTGAACAGCGCAAGAGCCTGGGCCAGCAGGCAGCAGCGTCCGAAGTGTGCAAAACCTATCGCGGTGGCCATGCCGAACTGGTGACCATGAATGGCCCATTGTTTGGCAAAGCTGCCGTCACCAGCGGAGCAGCCAGCGCAGGGGTGCTGATCCAGCCGCACCAGGCGGGCATCATCACCGGCCCTGAGCAGCCCCTGACTGTGCGGGATCTCTTCCAGATCGTCAGCATCAGCAGCAACGCCGTCGAGTGGGTGCAGGAAAAACTCTATACCAACAACGCCGGGCCGCAAAACGGTGAAGGTACTGCAAAGAATGAATCGGGCCTGACTTTTGAAAAGAAGACGAGCCCGGTTGAAGTCATTGCACACTGGATTCCAGCGAGCCGCCAGGTGCTGTCGGATGCGCCCCAGCTGGCAGGCATCATTGATGGACGCCTCCTGTTTGGCCTCAAGCTCAAGGAAGACTCTGGCCTTCTGTATGGCGATGGCACGGACGGTAACCTGCTGGGCGCTATGCCTCAAGCTGTGGCCTACAGCCCAGCTGGTATGCCAGCGGTCGGTGCCAACATGCCAGCTCACACTGCCATCGACCATCTGCGTTGGGGCTTCTTGCAAGTAGCCAAGGCCATGTATCCGGCTACCTTCTCGGTACTGAGCCTGGAAGACTGGGCCAAGATCCAGATGATGAAGACCACTGATGGTGCCTACATCTTCGGCACGCCCACCGACGGCGCAGCACCACGGATCTGGGGCAAGCAAGTGGTGGAGTCCTATGGCATGGCTGCTAACGACTTCTTGGTTGGCTCGGGTTTTGCTGCAACGGTCTATGACCGCGAGGAAGCTACCGTGCGTGTCGCTGAGCAGCACGCAGACTTCTTCATCAAGAACATGGTTGCCATCCTTGCTGAAGAGCGCCTCGCCTTCACGGTCGAGCGTCCCTCCGCATTGGTGGCAGGAAAGTTCCCCGCCTAATCCTCTTCTGCAACTGGAGCAACTCTAAAGACCTACCAGCTTCATCTGGTAGGTCTTTCATTTTGGAGATGACGATGGAAATCGCGAAACCCTTTGACCGTCGCGGCATTCGCTACAACCCCGGTGATCCACTGCCGGAAGGACTGGACAAGACCACCCTGGATTTTTACAAGCGCCATGGCATGGTTCGTGAGCCTGTAGACAAACAGGCAAAGCCTATGGAACGCAAGCCCGCTGGCCCGCGCCAGACCCGGCAGCCGAGCCCAACGCAAACCAAGCCAACAGGCCCGACCAACGACCAGGTCCTTGCCAGCCCAGTCTTGACCAAGTATGCAGCCGATACGGGCCATTCTGCTCTGCTTCCAACCGGTGGAGACCAGAGCACGACTGGTGGTCCATCTGATTCAGAAAAGACTGGTGATGACGGTGCTCAGACCGGGCCCTCTACTCCACCGGACGAAGGGGCTAATTAGCCATGGGGCAGGTCAAGCCCACCAAGGATCAGGCGCTGCTGCGGCTGCGCCTGGATGAAAGCCTGGCCGACGATGTGGCCGATGCCATCGAGCAAGCTTTTGCCTTGACAGAGAAGTACCTGGACGGACCGTTGTATGCCAGTGCGCTGGCTGCTGTAGACAGTGGCAATCCAAAGGCCATTGTGTGCACAGCTGACATCATTGCCGCGCAGCTTTTGCTGGTCGATTCACTCTGTGGCCCCAACAGCGTGGCTGACCAGGCAGCGAAACGGCAGGCCGCTTACGAGATGCTCCGCATCCGGCGCAATCAGGGGGTATAGCCATGCACAGTCAGGAGCTGGACAAACTGATCTCATTCGAGCACCTGGTGGTCACCAAAGGTTCTAGCGGTGGCATGAAACAGGACTGGCTACCGCTATACCCCAGGGTGTTCGCCCGCGTGAGCCACGAATCGGGCTCGGTGGGTGGCGCAACGACGCATGGGGGCTCAGTCTCAACTGCGATCACGAAGTTTCGTGTGCATGCCCGCGAGGGCCTGGATGACCCTGTATCTCTGCGGATCAAGTTCAAGGGCAAGCTCTACCAGGTCACGCACATCAATCCCATCTTCGAGCGGGGTGAGTGGTTGATGATCACGGCCACTACGGGGAAGAACCATGGCTAATTCTGAGATCCTGGGCATTGGCAACCTCAAAGCCAGCTTTGACAAAGCCAAGGCCGATACCCCCCGCCTGGCACGCCGCGCTGTTGTTGCGGGGGGCCGGGTACTCAAAGATGAAGCCAAGGCCATCGCCCGGGCCAACGGCAGCGTGCGCACGGGCGTCATGGTCGAGAACGTGGCCATCAAGCGCGAAAGCAAAGCGGGGCCGGGCATAGAGCAATACCACCTGGGCGTTCGCCACGGCCGCGACCAGTCCAAGAAGGTTCGCAAAGCGGGCAACCGCAAGCTAGCAGTCAACGCTGATGGACGCATAAAGTCGGTCCGCGACAACGACCCGTTCTATTGGCGCTGGGTCGAGCTGGGCCACAAGACGGTCAGTCGGCGCAGTAACACCAAGCGCGGAAAGAGATCGATACGCCAGCGCCGCGCCCAGTCAAGCGGCTGGGTGAATGGCAAGCCGTTCATTGGTCCGGCCTTGGAGCGTAAGAAAACCGAGGCCATCGCCGCCATGGGTCAAGCTGTGGCGAAAGAGGTCGACAAGTTGGGGCGCAAGTGATGGCGACCGTTCACCAAATGATCACGGCCGCACTAGCAGCCATTCCCAATTGCTGGGCGGTGGAGTTGCCGCCCCATCCTGCGTTTCCTGCAGTGGTCTTCGATGTGGAGACCGAGCCAGAAACGGGCTGGTGCATCAACGGCGGCTATGACCAGCACGAAGTTCAGATCATCGCTCTGGCCGATACCCTGGAGGAGCTGGATGCGCTGATACCCACCGGCCCTGGGTCCGCTCGCGTGGGTGGACCGATACGCTCGGCTATCGAAGCCATGGAGTTTTTCCAGTACGAAGCCAGCTGCGGGGATGCCGACTACGAACCGGACCCGCGCAAGTATGGCCGACACCTCACCGTGTTGCTGCGCACCCCACGGTTTTAACCACCACCTGGAGTATTTATGAGCAAGCTCAAGGATGCGGCCTCCGCTGGAGACAAGCCGCAGGAGGCAGTGCACACGTCTGCACAGCCCAAAAAGGCTGAAAAGCCCCCTCACCATCGAGCCAGCACCCTGGCACCCCGTGATGAATTCACTGGGCAGGGTGGGCGTTATGTTCGCGATCCCGCAACCGGCATCCGCACCAAGGTGCCTGCCACTCTTGTAAAGGAGCAAGTCAATGGCTAAGTCCATGCAAATGATGCTGCTGCTGGCTGCAGTTGAAACCGTGCCAGGCACGCCCACGGTGCCGGTGCCAGGCAGCAATGCCATCCTGACCCGCAACCCCGTCTTCAACATGATTGACGGTGAGCAGGTCGAACGCAACCTCATGAAGCCCTACAAGGGCAACAGCGGCAAGCTGTTTGTGGGTGAGCACCGCAAGTTCACTTTTGAAGTCGAGCTGGCAGGCTCGGGCGCTGCAGGCACTGCGCCTGGCTGGAGCCTGTTGCTGCAGGCCTGTGGCTTTGCCGAAACCGTTACGGCGGGGCAGGATGTCACGTTTAACCCCGTGAGCGAGGGCGAGCCCACTCTCACGTTGTACGGCTACCTGGATGGCACCTTGTTCACCGTCAGCGGGGCCAAGGGCAATGTGAGCATTGAGCTGAACGCCAAGCAGATCCCGGTGATGAAGTTTGAATTCACCGGCCGTTATGCACCTCCCACTGAAACAGGCATGCCAACGGGTGTCGACTACAGCGCATTCATCATGCCCAAGACCGTGGGCAAGACCAACACGCCTACCTTTACCTTCTTTGGCCTGAACGCCTGCACCTCTGCCTTCAGCATCAACTGGGGCAACACAGTCACCTGGCGTGATCTCATCAATTGCGCCGGAGCGCACAGCCCTACGCGCAGCCCTACCGGCAATGCCACGATTGAACTGCCCAAGGCTGACCATGCTAACTGGGCCGAGAAGGTCCGCAACAGCGATGTGGGCAGCGCCACTTTGATCCATGGTGTCACTCCCGGCAACATCATCGAGTTGCAGATGCCGCAACTGCTACCCGGCATTGGCACGGTCAGCGACGACGCCGGTATCGCCATGCTGCAGCTGCCGTTCGATCTGATGCCCAACCAGGGCGATGACGAACTGGTGATCATTTGCCGCTGACGCACCAACTGCTGCGCGCCTCATTTTTCCTTGAACCAGGCCACCCCTCTCGGGTGGCCTTTTTGCATTCTTTCTTACGGAGATAGTCCTATGGCCTTTGTACTTGCCAAAACCGAAACCTTCCAATGCGATGTGAAAGTCCAAGAGCGCACCCCAAACGGCGCCTGGCGTGAGGAGTCCTTCTCGCTGATCTGCAAGCGCACTGGTGAAGATGATCGCAAACGCCGACTCGACCTGGGTCATGGCGATCTGCTGCGCGAAGTGGTGGTTGATTGGAAGGGCATCAAAGATGAGCACGGCGCGGAGGTGCCCTTCAACGAGCAGAACTTTGAAGGCTTTCTGCAGATCATCGGCGCTGTGGCTGCAGCTGTCGACCGCTACTGGCTCGACTGTATGGGCGTAAAGGACATTCGCTCAAAAAACTGATCGAGGCGGCCAGGTACTGGGTGGGCATCCGCGAGGAGCCCTCCGACGCCTGGTTGCCCGATGAAGACATTCTGGCCTGCATGAATGCCTTCAAAGCGCCCCAAAGCGATATCGATGCGGTCCGCGCTCGCATTGAAGCGCAGCGCGAGGCTATGCGCGGTGAATCTGCAGGTGCCGACTTCCCGGTTTGGGCGGACAACTGGGATGTGGTGATGGCCTACCAGAGCGTGCAGACCCAGTGGGTGCGCTCCAGCTTTAGCGGCCAGCGCATGGGCCTCAACTATGCGGGTGTCAACGCCTGGCTGGAGCGCTTCGTGCGCCGGACCAAGCGCAAAAACATGTTTGCTGGCCTGCAGTTGATGGAGCGTGCCGTACTGGCGGCCGATCAGGAGCTGGCAGACAAAGAAAGAAGATGAGGTATCACTATGTCCGCTCTAGGCTCTCTCGTCGTGCAGCTCGGCCTGGACTATGCCCAGTACCAGGCAGGCTGGAGCAAAGCTGAGCAACAAGGATTGCAGGCTGCCAAGCGGGTTCAGGACACGCTCGATGGTGTCAAATCCACTGCAACGCAGTTTGCGGTGGGGGTGGGCGCAGCCATTGCGGGTGCCTTCTCCGTTTCGGCTTTCAAAAGCATGGTCGAAGGCGTTACGGCCTCGCAAACCGAGCTGAAGAAGCTGAGCGAGATTTCGGGCGTCTCGGTGGATAAGCTCTCGGGCATGGCAGCGATCGCGCGCTTTAGCGGCACGCAGACCGACCAGCTGGCTGACAGCATGAACCAGCTCACGCAGAAGATGGTTGAGACAAAAAAGGAGACCGACCCTGCGGCCGAGGCCTTAAAAAAAATCGGTATCAACTTCAAGGAATTCCGAGACCTGACGCCCGATGAGCAGTTTTTGACACTGGCCAAGTCCCTGGACAAGTTCGAGGACGGCGCTGGCAAGTCCGCTGCCATCATGGCGATCATGGGTGAAGAGGGCGCCAAGCTGCTGCCCTTCATGAAGGATTTGGCTACTGCAGGCGAGATTCAAGCCAAGGTCACCGCAGAGCAGATTGCTCAGTCAGAAGAGTTCCAGCGCTCTTTGATGGCATCACAGGCCAGCACCGATGCGCTCAAGACGGAATTTGTCAATGGCTTGATTCCAGGGCTCAACCTGGCCTCACGTGCATACACGCAAGTTATCAACGATACGGGCGGTCTCCGAGAAGAGACTCGGGCTTTGGCATCTGATGGAAGCCTGAAAGATTTCGCAATTGTTGGCGTAAAGGCGCTCAGCTATGTGATCGATGCGGGGCAGATTGTTTACCGTGTCCTCAATGGCTTGATGAAGGATATCTGGGCGCTGGTGGCAGCGGGACAGGCTGTCATTGAACGTAATTGGGCAGGTGCAAAGGAAATTCTTTCTTCTGAGAGCAATTTATCGAATGTGTTCGATGAGCAAACTTTCGGTGCAAAGCTCCGAGACAGGATAGACGAACTTGCGATCTCTTCATCTGCTGCAGCTGAGGCCATCGCCAAGCCTACTCTGGCTGTAAAAGACTTCGTCCAGGCTGGCGATGAAGGCAGCAAGGCAGCTGACAAGATGAAGCAGGCCTACGCGGGCTTGATGTCTTCTATTGAGGGGAAGATTGCTGCGCTTAAGAAGGAAGAGGAGCTGGGCCGACAGCTGACCGAGTCCGAAAAGGAACTGGTCAAACTTGAAACTGATTTGCGCACCGGCAAGCTCAAGCTGACCGATGCCATGACGGCCAGCGTAAAGGCCCGCATCGCTGAGTGGACACAGGCAGAAAAAAACGCTGCCGCACTGAAGCTCGAACGAGAGAGTTTGGAGGCTGCACGGCAGGCACGAGTTAAATACATCTCCGATCTCGAGACCAGTGCCAAGACGCTCATTGAGGGCAACAAGTCACTGGCAGAAGAGATAGAGCTGATTGGCAAGAACGATGCGCAGCGGCTTGTGATTCTGAAAAATCGCAACCTGGAGACTATCGCTATTAAAGAGGCTCATGCAGCAGAGCTGCTGCGTGCTGCCGACCAGACCGGAACGATGTCGCGCGAACTGATCGCGCTGCAGGCTGAGATAGAAGCTCTGCGCGAGCGTAATGGCTTGCTCGATACGCAATATGTTGCACAGGGTGCTGCCAAAGCAGCGGATGCGACCCAGACAGCCTGGAAGTCGCTCTACGACAACGTCAGCAGCTCGCTCACTGATGCGCTGATGAGCGGCGGTATGAATGCTAAGGAATACCTCAAGGGCATGCTGCGAAGTCTGTTTGCTCAGCCCTTCGTGATGAACATCGTGGGCAACATGATGGGGATCATGGGTGGTGGATCGGGAGATTCTTCCCAGGCTTCAGGGGCAGGAGGTAGCGGCGGTGTTTTTGGTATGGCGCGCAATGCCTACAGCATGTACTCCCTGTTCACTGGGGGGTTGGCCGCTAGCCTTGGATCGTCCATTGCATCGGCTGGCACGTTGTTTGGTTCTAGCGCAATTAGCGCATTCGGCGCAGGCATGCAGGGTGCGACCCTTGGCGCCGGAATGATGGGGCCAACGACGATTGGTGCTGGTGGGGCTATGGGCGCAGGCGCAAGCTTCGGGAACTTGTTGAGTGCCATCCCTGGATGGGGCTGGGCTTTGGCAGGCATCGGCCTCTTGTTTGGTGGAAATATCTTCAATGGCTTGTTTGGCCGCAAGCTCAAAGACACCGGCATTGAAGGCAAGTTCGGTGGCGATACGGGCTTTGAGGGCAACAGCTACAAGTTCTACAAGGGAGGATTGTTCCGCAGCAACAAGACCACACGTGAAGCGCTGGACGAGGACACTCGCTCAGCCTTTGCTGACCAATTCTTTGAGATGGACAAGTCCATCCGTGATATGGCTGGCACGTTGGGGCTGGGCGCCGCGGCGTTGGATGGGTTCACCTACGACTTCAAGGTCAGCCTCAAAGGCTTGAGCGAAGAAGAAGCGATGGCCAAGCTGCAAGAGGTCTTTGGCAATGCAGCCAACGCCATGGCCGAGCTGATCCTGACCACCGACGAGTATGCCAGGGCGGATGAAAACCGGCTGCAGACCTTGCAGCGCCTGGCCGGTAGTCTGAAGCTGGTCAACGGCTGGCTGGAGGCAGCAGGCGGCACGCTCTACGCCGTAGGGCTGGCAGGTGCTGACATGGCCAGCCAGTTGATAGACGCCTTTGGTGGCGCCGAGGCCTTTGCTGCTCAGACCAGCAACTACTTTGCCAAGTTCTACAGCGATGCGGAGCGACTGGCATACCTGCAGACCAGTGTTGGCAAGGTCTTTGCAGACAACGATCTGGGCAAGGTGCCAAAAACACGGGATGAGTTCCGCGCACTGGTCAGCTCGCTAGATTTGACGACCGAGTCCGGGCGCAAGATGTACGCCATGTTGATCGGATTGACCGACTCCATGGACACGCTTTACAAGGCAGGCGAGCAGATCGCATCGCTCAAGAGCGATTTGCAGTTGGACCTGCTCAAGGCCCAGGGTAAGGATGACGAGGTCAAGGAGCTCGAGCGTGAACGACGTCGCAAGGAGCTGCGCGCTTTCGGTGATGCTGATCTCTTGCGCCTTCAAGAGCAGGTGTGGGCGGCAGAGGATGCAAAGGCCGCCCAGGAAGCTGCTGCACAGACAGCAGAGAAGCTCGCTCAACAGCTTGCCGCCGCGCGCCAAGAGGCGATCAGCGAAGCCCGTGCAGTGGTGGAGGCAGCCATTGGCAACGAGAAGGACTACTGGACCGCGTTCACTCAGGATGCCCAGTCCAGTCTGCAAAAGGCGTCTGGCTATTTCACGATGGTCACCGATGCTGCTCGCAGCCTGTTCGGAAGCATTGCTGATACCTCTGCGATGCAATCGGCACAAGGCTGGGTCCATATCGAGCGCGAGCTGGAGCGTTTGCGCGCTGGTGGGGGCCTGGGCGACGCCGATCAGATGCGCACTGCCATTGGGGCGGCGCAATCTGGCCTGGTACTGGCCAACTACGCCACCAAGGCCGAGATGGACTATGACAAGAAAGTCTTGGCCAACCAGCTGACGGAGCTTGGCGACTATGCAGATCTGGCCAAGACGGATGCCCAGCTGCAAATCGATATCGGCAATAGCCAGCTCAAAAGGCTGGACGACCTGCTGGCAACGGTTCGCGGAGATAACGCCAAGCAATTGGCGACCACCTTGGGCACCAATGAGGCGCTGGAGCGGCTCTACAAGCTGCTCGACCCTGAAGAGCAGGCTCGCATTCGTGCAGAGAAGGCTAAGCAGGATGCTGCTGCGCTCGGTGGCGGCTCGGGTAGTTCGTCGTCCAATCGCGGCGGTGGCACCTTAGGTGGGACCGTAGCGGGCGGCAACCGAGTAACTGTGGTTGGTCTGACTGCTGACGGCCGTGCGATCTTCAGTGATGGCTCTATCGGAGCCACTGCTGCCGGTCAGTACACCTACAACAGTGACGGCACCATGAATAGCCATGGCTACTCGCTGGCCGAGTTCGAGCGCTTCAAAGCCAGTGGCGAGTTTCAGTGGGATGCAGACAAGAACCAGTGGCGCAAGCTGGCATCGTATGCCGTAGGCATCAACTACATCCCATATGACCAGGTCGCCCAGCTCCACGAGGGCGAGGCGGTGCTGCCCAAGCCTTTCAATCCTTGGGCGGGTGGAAAGCTGCCTGCAAATGAGGCCAACACGGTGGAGCTGCGCGAAGTCCGCAATCTGCTCTCGAAGGTCGTGGAGGCTATTGAAGTTCTTCAAGACCCGATGGAGCGTATAGACCGAAACGTCAATGGCGTTACGGGCGGCGGCACGGGCGTCATTTAATAGGAAGGAAGGAAATGATTGTTCTGTCGCCAATCAGCCTGACAGACGCATCGTTCCTGGATGGCACCGTCCCCGCAGTCGATTTGGCTGCGGGGGAGGTGGCCTGGTTACCAGGGGCGGTGGCAGCGGGCGATCTGAGGGTGGATGGGGACGCGGTTTACAAAGCCGCTGCTGCCATTGCCAATTCAACCGTGCGGCCTGGATTGGACGGCACCCGCTGGACCCGCATGCGCCCAAGTAACCGATGGGCGCCGTTTGACCAGTACATCGGTACAGGCCAGGTGGGCCGTGTTGGAAGCGTTCCATACCTTGTTCGAGCGCCCTTCATCAACGGGCTTTCTATCCAAGGAATCGTGGGCACTCAGCTTCAACTGCGCATTACCAAAGGTGTGGGTGGCCCAGACTTGGTGCCGCCCATCAGCACCCGGCTGCGAATACCCAAAAGGGGATGGTGGAACTACTGGTTTGGGCAGCGCACCCAAATCAAATCCTACCGAGTGGACAAGATCCCGCTCAGCTCGCTGACCGTAGTTTCGGTCATCGTTAGTGGCGAGCCTGATGCCCGTGTCTCTATCGGCTTTCTGTCGTTCGGGAAGTGGGTGAACTTTGGCACCGGAAAACGCAACTACGGGACCAAATGGGGTGGAAAGCTGAGTATCAACAACTACAGCAAACGCACCGAAGAGGAAAACGGTGAGTTCACTTTGCGGCCCTGGGGGAATTCTGTCGATTTGCAGCTGGGCGTTTACATCCCAGCGGCAGATGCCCCCTTCGCGCTGCAGGAGCTGATCAATATGAAAGACAAGCCGGTTGCCATTTATGCAACCGATGTGCCTGGCTTCGCTTGGTTCAACACCGTGGGATTTTTATCCATGGATCTATCGCCAGACAACGCGCAGGACGTAATCGGCACAGCCGTAGCAAAAGGAGTTATTTGATGGCAACCGTAATGCCCACCGACCAGCCCGTGGACAACCCACCAGTCCGCGAGCTGGGCCAGCTGCCTACGCTGGATATGGAAGATATTGAGTTTGCTCAGCGTGCCGAAGAGGTCACCGGCCGGATGCCTGGCTGGTCTGATGACCTCCAGCTTTTGGCAGAAGCCAATAAAACCAATGCCGGGATCGGGAAGAAGTTTGCTTTCGCATCTAAGGGATTTGCGGAAGATGCCAAAAGCACTGTTGACCTTGCTAATGCAGCCGTCGCTGGTGCATTGGCTGCGGGGAATTTTCGGGGAAATTGGGCCGACCAAGTGGGCGCTTTGAATCGGCCCGCATCAGTGCTCCACAACAATATCCTGTGGTTCCTAGCTCGGGATATTGCCAACGTGGCAGCTGAGCAGCCTGGTGTAAGCAGCGCCTGGATTGATTTGATGGGCCGCGTGACTAAGGTTAACGGCCGCACTGGAGATGTGACAGGACTGGTGGAGGCTTCGGGGCCGATCTATACCAAGGCTACATCAATGGCTAGCGCTCCTTTGGGGCAGTGGGCCAGCTTCAACGATGGCACAGGGGCGGGTGCTGACTGGCCAACCACCCTGGCTATCTCCTGCTGGAACGTATTCACATTCGGCACAGCCTTACGCAAGACGCAGCGTGCAACGCAGGTGCTTGATGGCGCACAGCAAGGATGGTCGTTTGAGCGTCAGCTTCATGACGCGACCTGGAGCCCTTGGCAGCGGGTGATCGGTGACAGGTCGGTAATCGAGAAACGCGTAATAGTCGACGCCCGGGCTGCCTCAACAGTAATCGACCAGAAGAACGGATCAATTCAGACTGTTGTTCTTTATCAAAACACCAGCATTGTGATGCCGGTGCCCAGAGACATTGGGGACCAACTCACCATTGAAATCTTGCCCACTGGTGCCTTCACAGCGAATTTCTCCGGGGTGCCGGTTCGTCTCCCTGTAGGTGCCGTATTGCCTCCCGTAGCCGCCTGGCAGCGACTGATGCTGACCTTTATCCCTCGGTATGACATCGGAGTGTGGGACATGTTCATTGCAGGGGTGCATGAATCATGATGATGCGCAATCTGCTCATGAGCGGAGGCAGCGTTGCAATCAGCATTGCTGCAAATGTCCGCAGTCCAGACATTGCGGCGCTGGCCCGTGCGCGGGGATGGAATGGCACTGGCCAAATCATTTGCACCATCAATGCAGGTGTGGATGTGGCCACACTCACGGTGGCAAACATTCCAGACTGGCTGCTCAAGCTGGTGGTCCGTGGGCGCGTGGGCGGCGTCTACAACGGCGGAACGGGCATCGTCGCATCAAGCAAGTTCTACCTGGACAACGCGGGCGGAATCATCTTTGGTGGTGGTGGCCAGGGTGGCACCGGACAGAGCGTCACTATCTTTCGGGGCACTGGTTATTCGGGCACCGGCAACGGGGGCTCAGGAGGCACTGGGGCTGGATTCAATGGGGCCAACCCCCCTGCGATGGTTTCTGCGAGCTCGGGCTCAAGCGGGACATCGCAAACAGTGGGTGGCCCTGCAATCGGGGGGTCGACCCAGGGCGTTGCTTACGGCGGTTCAGGGGGCGCTGGTGGCGCAATAGGTGTCCAAGGCAGTGGTGGCTACGACGGCAGCACAAGCGGCTCTTTTGAATCGCAGTATCGCACCGGCCCTTCCAGTGGCTCACTAGCAGGCTATGCCATCGACGGCATTGCGAACGTCAACATTCTGGCTGCGGGTTCGATCCTCGGCCGCACACGATAAGGAGATGGCATGTACATCGACAAAGAAACAGGCGACTATCCACTGAGCCCAACTGCAATCATGCAGCGCCACCCCTTGACAGTTTTCCCTGATCCATTCGTCCCGCTCGAGCAATACGCTTGGGTGGCGGATCGGCCGCAGCCTGCGTTTGACCATGTCACTCACAAGGCGGTAGAGCTGGCCCCGCTGGAGACAGAGGACGGCTACCTGCAGCAGTGGGACGTTGTGCCGCTGGACGACGACGAGCTGGCCCAGTTGGAGGTCGAGCGCCTGGCGGCCGAGAAAGCGGACCGGGATGCAGCGCGGATCACTATTTCCCGCACGCAAGGTCTGGTCTACATCTACCGGAGCCTGCGAGTGACTGAGGCGGATGTAGAGGCTCTGATTGCGGGCATGACTGATGAGGATGCTAAGTACGAGGCTGGCTTGTATTTCCGCGCTGCAACGTGGGACAGTGACAACCCCCATGTGCTGATGTTTGGCGCTGGCATTGGCCTGGATACCCCGGCCAAACTGGAGGATGCATTCCGCGCAGCCCAGTCGCTGTAGCAGCGGTGGCCAGCGCCATTTATTTGGCGCTCACACCAAAAAAGACGGGGCGACCTGGTGCAGTGCGGTAACACCGCACCAGGACCCATTCCCGCAGAACACGCCTGCAAGTCCGGCCAGGGCCACGCCACTCTCGCGAGAGCGGCGATAGTCTAACCGGAGTTTCATTTACCGAAACTTCCTTGCAATGAACGACATCCGATGCGGCAGCTGCGGCCGCAAGTTAGGGGAGGGGGTTTACTCCCTCCTGAATATCAAGTGCCCCCGCTGTGGGGCTTTGAACTGTTTGAGGGCAGCTAGCCCCACACAAGAGCGCCACAGAGTGCCATTGACGGAGGCCAACAATGGCAACCCCAATCGTGCCCTGGATCGGCGGTAAGCGCCGCCTGGTCGATCTACTTCTAAAACGCTTTCCCCCGCACAGCTGCTACGTCGAGGTCTTCGCGGGCGGTGCCGCTGTGTTCTTTGCCCGTGCGCCTGCCGATGTCGAGGTGCTCAACGATGTCAACGGCGACCTGGTCAACCTCTACCGCGTGGTGACGCACCACCTGGAGGAGTTTGTGCGCCAGTTCAAATGGGCGCTCTCCAGCCGCCAAGTATTCAAGTGGCTGCAGGAGACCAGGCCCGAGACCTTGACGGATGTGCAGCGGGCGGCGCGCTTCTTCTACCTGCAGCAGCACTGCTTTGGTGCCAAGGTGACGGGCCAGAGTTTTGGCACGGCCACCACGGCGCCCGTCGTCAACCTGCTGCGGATTGAAGAAAACCTGTCTGCAGCGCATTTACGGCTTGCGGCCGGGGTCACCATCGAGCAGCTCGACTGGGCTGCGTGCATGGATCGCTACGACCGGGCGCACAGCCTGTTCTACCTGGACCCGCCTTACTGGCAGACCGAGGGCTATGGCGTGCCGTTTGCCTGGGATCAGTACCAGCGCATGGCGCGCAAGCTCAAGGCGATCAAGGGTAAGGCGGTGCTGAGCATCAATGACCACCCCGACATCCGCGAATGCTTCAAGGACTTTGCAATGGAGTCGCTGAGCATTGACTACACGGTTGGCGGTGGAGCGAAGGCGGTGGAGCGTGGTGAGCTGGTTATCTACAACTGGAATCCCAAGGATGAACCTGCAGGCCTGTTCTAACAGGCCGCTGGCCCCGCCTTGGTTGTGCCCGCTTCGGCGGGCTTTTTTATTGTCCGAAAGAGGCGGCATGGACTTCACCCAACTATTTGAAGCCGCCAAGTCACAGCTTGGCTCTGCCCTGGCTCTCGCAGCCGTGGTGACCTACTGGATCTGGCGGGAACGCGGCAAGCAAAAGCTCGAGGACGCGGACAGCGCTGGCAGCGTGCAGGCGATTGACGAGTGGAAGGCAATTGCGCAGGACCTGCGCGAGACCAACCGCGAATTAACCCTGCGCGCCGACTCATTCGCCAAAGAGCGCAACGAGCTGACCGCATCCCTCGGCCAGCTGCAGGGAGAGATCAAGAGCCTGCAACAAACCATCGACAGCCAGGCCCGGCAGATCGAAGCCCAGCGTGGCGAGATCCAGGCACTGCGCGCGGAGGTGCAACAACTGAGGTCACAACGATGAGCAATACCAATTTTGGCGATCTGATTCAGTGCAGCCCTGCAGCCCGCAGCGCTTGGCGCTGGGCCAAATCCATAGGAGCAATGACCGTGATCGTCGGCGTCACCTTTTGGTGCGGTGCCACTACCGGTTACTGGATCGGGGTTGCCAATGAGCGCGAGCGCGGCCAGGCAGAGGTGGGGCGCCTGCAGTCTGCTTACGGCGTGCGCCTGGATCTGCTGACGGGCAAAACCGAGGCTGCAGCTGATTCAGCCCGCACTGCTGCCAACGCAGCTGCAGGCAGCAGCGCAGCGGTCGAACAGGCAGCAAGTGAGGTGCAGGCCGCCGCTCAGCGTGCTCAGCAGGCCGTCAAGACCGCGCAGCGCGCCGTCTCGGGCAAACATGCCGCGCCAGACGCGCCATAGCGCTCGAAACCCCTCCATACCCCTTCACCCCATGGCTTCGCCACAGAAATGCGCTACACGCGCGAGGAGTTCTATCGATGGAATTTGTTATTACCGCTGGTCACAGCAACACCGATCCTGGCGCTGTGGCGCACGGCCACACCGAAGCCGAGATCGCGGTGGATATGCGCAACCTGGTAGCCACTGAGCTGCGGCAGCGCGGTCACCGCGTCTGGACCGATGGCGAGGGCCGCGACAACCAGCCGCTGGCCACCGCCATCAATCTGATCCGTCACGGCGCGGTGGCGCTGGAGATTCACCTGAACGCATCGAGCAACCCCCAGGCCACTGGTGTGGAGACGATTGCACTGCCCAAGCACCGGGACCTGGCCCAGCGCATCAGCTTTGCTGTATCGGCCGTTCTGGGCCTGCGGGTGCGTGGCGAGGCGGGCTATATCGACCAGTCGGCCAGCGCACGGGGCAAGCTGGGTTTCGTCACGGCAGGCGGCCTGATTGCAGAGCTTTGCTTCATCAGCAACCAGAACGACCTGGTGCAGCTGCAGAGCAATATGCACCGGGTGGCCAGCGCCATTGCCGAGGTGCTCGCATCATGACGTTGGAGCGCACTATTCTTGCGGCCGCAGGCATCGCGCTTGCGGGTCTGGCGGGCGGGTGGACCTTACACGCCTGGCGCACAGACAGCCAGCTGCAGGGCAAGGACACCTCCATCGCGCAGATCCGGCAGCGTCATGCCGAGCAGTTGGAAGAGCAGGCCACGGCCGCACGCAACGTCCAGCGCCTGGTGCAGCGGGCCACCGATCTCAACCAGGCCGCGATTGCGGCCATCGACACCAAACTATCAGGAGAGAGAGATGCAGAAAAGCTGGAAGCTGATCGCCTGCGCAAGTGCGTTGGCAATGGCACTTGCGGGGTGCGCATCGTCACCAAGCGTGCCGCCTGCGCCGCCGGCGCAAGTGACGGTGGAGGGAGCATCGATGCCGGCGCCAGCAGCGTGGGCGATGCAGCCATCGCGCTCGACGGAGATACTGGAATCGCTGTTCTTGATCTCCGAGACAGCGTCAAAGAAGACGCCAGGAAGCTCGAATACCTACGATCTTATACCATCCAGTGCGCCGGGATTGAGGCCCAAAACCAACAACTGAACTTGCACCCAAGGTGAAACAGGTCATTCCTAATGGAGCGTAGAAGTCTTAAGTTGGCCTGCGCAGGGAACAGTGGCAGGCATCCAATGCCGCGAGCGACGGCGTGGGTGGTGGGTGGGCTATCTTCGCACTCTATGGGATACAGGACTCGCTTGACTGGATCTTCAACCCAATGTCAATGATGATGAGGCAAAAAGACATGCCATCTAGGTGACCCAACTGGTCCGATCGCCTGAATTTCTACACTCCCAACCCAGGGCAGTTGCAGCGACAATGAGGAACTAGCAAATGTTGTACTGGCCCATCGACGGGCGGCAAACTTTTACTTACACTTATAGCCATGAAGATTGAAGCAATAGACCTTTTTTGCGGAGCGGGGGGATTGACCCGCGGATTGCTGGATGCCGGTGTTTCTGTTAAAGCGGGTTTCGATATAGAAGAATCTTGCCGATATGCATATGAAGCGAATAATAAAGGAGCTCAGTTTTTCGCAAAAAGTGTTGGAGATGTGACAGCTGAAGAATTGACAAATATATGGTCTTCAGCAGGAAAGTCAATTAGATTGTTAGCAGGATGTGCACCTTGTCAGCCTTTTTCTACTGCTGCTAATACGGCTCCCATAAAGAAAAATAGTAAGGAAGATCCAAGATACTTTCTTTTAAATGAGTTTTCTCGCCTCATACGAGAAACGCAACCTGAATTGGTAACGATGGAAAATGTTCCAAAGGTACTGCTTCACAAGCCATTTCTTGATTTTGTGGAAGTTTTGAAATGCCAAGGATATTCAGTGTCGTACCGTGTGATTTCCTGTGAGAAGATAGGGGTTGCCCAAACAAGGAAGCGTTTAGTACTATTGGCTTCTCGGATTGGTGAAGTAGACTCAGACTTATACAAGCTTGTTGATATTAAGGAGACTCTTAACGTTGGTGCTCTGCTAGATACGTTGGATCCAATTGAAGGAGGTGGTAGATCGGATAAAGACCTTATGCACTTTGCCCGGCGCTTAACACCTATTAATATACAGCGAATACGGGCTTCAAAGCCGGGGGGGAGTTGGACAGACTGGCCGGAAAGCTTGCGTGCTGAATGTCACAAGCGAGATTCAGGAGCTACCTACCCCAGTGTTTATTCTCGCCTTGATCCCTCAAAGCCTGCCCCAACGATAACTACACAATTCTACAATTACGGTGCCGGTCGATTCGGACATCCGACGCAAGATCGCGCACTAACCCCACGAGAGGCTGCATTAATTCAGTCCTTCCCCAAGGATTATCAGTTTGTGGAAGATAATAGTGTTGGTATGGACAGGATTGGGAAGATGATTGGGAACGCGGTCCCTCCAAAACTGGGTGAGGTGATTGGTAAAATGTTTTTGAGTCATGTGGCTAGTCATTAA